ATTAAAAGCTATTTTTCCCTGGCTATAGGGGTTCTGCATAAGAAATCATATCTTCACTCGTTGTTGATCTGACAAATCTCAACACATTCATAAACTCTTGAACAGTATCACAATCTACAGTTCTTTTCTCACCACCTTCGGAGTAAAGGTATACTTTTCTTTTTGAAGGATCAATTACGCACTTCGATAACCAATCTTCTTCCATAAGAACTCCATTTTCTTATACTATAGCACTATGTAGGTGGTTTGTCAACCTCATATTCGACTTCTAATTTATCAATGTCATTTCTTTCAGCGTATACATGGTAAAAACAATTGATAGGAAGACCACCTTGTGCCTGTAAGTAGATGTTTTCATCATCCCATCTCTTCACGATAATATCTTGATGAGCACCAATCGGTTGAAGTTGAACAGTAATGCTATCAACACTCACTAAATCCTTCCAATAGTAAGGAAGTCTGATAACTTTTTGATTCTTTAATCTACCTCGATAATATACACCTGCCTCTGGGCCTTCAATACATGCATAACGAAGTCTCCAACCCTCACCTTTGGTTGGATGTTCTATATCAAATGACTTAGGTAATCCACTTTCTAAACTACCGCATTTAACCTTGCCAGTTGTCGTAAATCTACCTGTTTGATTTATGTTTCCCTCTTGCTCTATGTTACCGTCTTGAAATATGTCACCTTTAATTGATAATGCATTTACTGCCCCCGCATTACCATCTTTACCAATCATGACAGTTGCAATATTTTTTGGTTCTGGAGAACTAAAATCACCAGCGTTTCCAACCTGTAAAGGCCCTTCAATATATGCAGAGTGTTTAACTTTTTTCTCACCCTCGCCTAATGCCTTTGGCACTACCTCTTCACCACAAACTATGAATTGTCCGTTGTCTACGTGTAACTGGTCGAATTGATAAGTCATAATTAAATGTTTAAGTTTCCTAATACGGTTTCTGCAACAGATGTCTTTTTATCGTACATAGTGCATGCACTTATCCCTCTGAATAACTCTGTGATCACATGCACTTGTTTATGTCCTTTTAATCCTAGCAAATTTTCTGCATCTATTCTAGCATTTCGTGATGAATTGACAACAAAATCTCTGCATTGATGAACTTCAAAATCATTTTGAGGTCTAAATTCTATATTACCCTCCTCTGGTTTATCACTTGTTGCAACGAACTCAATATTTTTTGCCTGTATTTTTATTCGACCATGCGTTGCATCAATAAGTATATCTCCATTTTCCGAACGAATTGTAAGTGCTCTGTCATCTCTTTTTACATCTGTACCACATTTAAGAGTGGTTTTTCCGGGTGAATTAAGCACAGATGATTTAAGAGTTTCATCCATGATGAAATGATGTCTTGAGTCATTTCCAACTACTCTTAGTGTTTCAATAGATTGTTTGTCTGGACTGACGCTACCAAATTTGACGACAGCATTCATCGAGGATATAACTTGTGTCCAGAAATTCTTTTTCTCTGCCATAATTAATATTTTTTATATTTAGTAACCATATCCACCTCCTCCTCCAGAGCCTCCAGAGTCTGTGCTTGGTGGTGGTGTATAAGGAGTGGGATCTGGTGCAGGACTTGGTGTTGGATCAACGGTTACTGATGTACTTGGTGTTGGATCGACAGTTACAGATGGTGTGGTGGGTGTCGTAGGAGTGACAACATCTGGTTCTACAGTGATGGTGTCGGTTGTCGATACAACTGGAGTATCAATTGTTTCATCAACACGATTGACTCTTGCAACAGGAACATTTACTCCAGAGATACTTGCTTCTCTTGTTTCAAATACTCTTATATCTGTGCCTGACTTCGCTGTTGTTCCAGCAAATTTAACACCATTTTTAAAATATACGTTTCCGTAGTATTCCTTACCACCTACGTAACCGTTAATGTTTAATCCAACAAGATCAAACACTTGAACTATATCAGAAATTATTGGTTCAACAGGAAGTGGGTCACGAATCACATCAAATACTGGTGTGAATCTTGCGTTGAGTCCTGTGTCACTTTTCATCATTATATTTGGAGATGATGTAAAATTACCCCCTTTTAAAACTTTAACAGATTTTATTTTACCAAAAGGGTCACAATTGTATGAAAGTTGAGTTCCATTTGCAGGTTCAATAACAATCTCATCCACACCACAATTGTAATTTATTCCGGGATTAGCCACAATTACATCAGTCAATTGCACGATCGCTGGATACTGTGGAACTGATGACGATGGTGGTAAATAACCAGATCCCGTTTCAGTTATAATAACTCTGACGACAACTCCGTTTAGTATCTCAGTATTTAATATTGCTCCAGCACCATTTTGACATGGATCAATAACTTGAACAAAGGGTGGTGTAATATAACCAAAACCTCCATTGACAATATCGACTGCAATTAAATTACCATCCTCATCTATCACAGGGTTTGCCTCTGCACCAATTCCACCACCACCATAGAACTCCAAGGTAGGTGGGCCACAAGGTTGAGGGCCTGTAAGGCATGGGTCTTTTCGGATTAAATCGTTATTTGTTAACGCATTTACCTGATCAATGGTTAAATATTCAACTCTTTTATCGCCGTTTATAAAAATAAAAACTGTATCTGGATTATTCTTTTCATACTCATTTGCTTCTGGCACCAGAAGTCCTCTTACATATCCCTCCGTTTCGCTTATGTAACCTACCATTATATTTGTATTTGAAATTGGTTGTATTGCCATGATTACTCTTCTTTTTGTATTACTGGTTTAACAAATGTTGTATTTGGGTTTTGATTATCAATTTGTTCCGTAACAATACTTTCAGTGATAGTGTTACGATTCTGAAATGCTTCATTTCTCTCTCTAGCTCTTTCTCTAACCGCTTCTAGATTTTCTTGATTAATTTCATCAATAGTTCTGCCTAATTCTATTCTCTCTACTGCTAATTGCTGTGCCCTTGTAAGTCCTTCTCCTTCATTTTGCTCTGGAGTTATTTCTCTCACTGCTGTAACAGTTCCTACTGTTCCATCTTCCAATGTTATCTGCTCACCAACCTCTGGTATTTTATCCTTTACCTTATCACCAACATTTTTTGCAATATTGTTCGAGTCTGGTTTATTTTTATCCATATTTTTCACACCTTTTACACAATCCCTTTGATAATCAGAACATTTTTTCTTAGTGTCACAATCATAAAATGCTTTAACACCAGAAATAAAAGTCATGGCAACTGACATATCTAGATTCATACCACCTAGTGCACCAAAACCTTTTAAAAAATCTAAACCACCTGCTAATTTACCAAGTACACCACCACCGATTCCACCTAATGCACCACTTAAAACTCCTGATCCTAAATTTCGTAAGTTGCTTATTTTTCCAGCCACACCCTGTATGCTACCAATTGCACCTCTTATACCACCGAGCACCCCACCACCTGACTTTGCCACTACTCCATCGTTAGCATCATTAAAAGTGGTAACAATCTCCTCTAATGTCTCGACCATCACATCTGCAATCATATCCTCTGTTGCACATGCTGGATTTGGTCTATAAAATCCCTCTGGGGGTAAAGATCTTTGTCCCTCTCCTAAGAAGGATTTTCGGAGTGCTTTACCTATCAAACCAAATAAATTTCCTTTTATTTTGTTAAACACACATGCTAATTTTGCAGCTGCTTCTTGTTGTTCCTTTCCCAATTTTTTTGCCATAGAGGGAGGAGCAAGTGCTATTAAACTTAATGCTTTTTCAGTTAAAGATGCTTGACTAAAATGCTCTACTTTACTGAGAATCACTCCCATTTTATCAGTAACATCTCCAGTGTACTTATCTAATATATCATTTATTTTTGTATCCAACTTCATGATAGGTAGAGAAATCGCACTCTCCAAATCAACAAGAGACTTTTGAACTTTCTCAATTTCGCTAGTCATTTTTTCTATCGCAAGTTGAATCCCAGTCATCTCGGATTTTTCTCTCGGATCAGGGCACTCTACATGAAAACACTCTTCATGCACCTCATTAATTACATTATCTGCTTTTACTTTTACATTTGGGCCATCAACAGATTCACTGGATAAAACATCTTTTTTTTCTGTTAAAATATCAGAGTCACCAGTGAATGTTGTGCCGTCATTTGTATATGCACTGCTTCCTGCGTAAGTTTGAACACCTAATTTTTTTATATCAGTGACAGCGTTTTTTCCCAACACTCCCATGATAATTGGGACTTGTTTATCATTACCGTCTAAAAACCATCCGAATACAAAACTTCCTTGTCGGATTCCGGGAGTTTGATATGATGCACCTTCACCAGCACCCCATGCAGAGTGCATGACTTGTGCCCAATACAATTTATCTTTAAAGTCTTCATTTACGTTTTGATCATGTAAACCCATGATCATAACTTTATAGCGATAACCCCAACCCGGAATCTCAGAGGATGAGGATTTTTTGTCAGTTAAATTTTCTCTCCACAATTTAGAATCCACGACCTGACCGAGCCACCAATAGAATCGGCCACCCATGAATCCATTATCATAAAGTCCAGATTCCATAATTAATCGTCATATACTAGACACTCTGGTTCATCAGGGTGCATGTCACAGAATAATTCTAAACAGTTTGGATCATGATGATCTCCTGCTTCAATTTCATCATGGTGATGATCAACATACTCTTCGAGTTCATGTAACTCATCGAGTGTATGTCTTCTCATTGGTTCAGAAGTGTTTGGGTCGGCAAGGATCTCCTTGTCTTTTTGAATGTGTTCTTCGATTGATTTCATTTGCTTAATTTGATCCTACGTTTATATTTATCTATCATAGCATGGTTTGCTAGTTTGCACTAGGTTTTCCCTGTCTTAAGAATTTATCTCTTGATATATTTAATTTAGTAAATACACCACTAGATTCCATTCGATGACTTAAACTAACAATCATATACTTTCCACCAGCGTATCCATCTACTAAATCTAAATTTGAAAGTGAATTGATATCAATAAAAATATTATCACCAGCATGTAGGGTGAAATCACCCGGTATGACAACAGTGCTTTGTTGTGCATCAATTTCATTATACCTAGTTATTGCTTGATTTAATATTACATCTGCCTCAAAATTCTTTTTAGAATTTTTCCGTATTTGTTGTTTGTTTTTTCCACCCGGTTGTGATCCTGTGTCATTCATCATAAATGTTGTTCTTGTGACACAACTCGCAAATTTTTTATTAAATTTTGCAAAATTTTTTCCAGAGTTTGCATCACTCTTTTCCGTTTTTGATTTTTTATTAAATGTTCTGTCTCTTGGATCAAAAGTAATCAACTCACTTTTGATTCCACTTCTTAATTTTGTTAGTGCATTAGTTTGATTAGCGAAGTTAACCTCTAGAATTTTACCACCATAGGATCGATCATTATATTCAACTGAATCTGTCATGATAAGAGATTTTTTTGGTTTTTGACTAAGTAATTTATCTATTGATCTATATTGAAAACCTTCGGATGTTTCAAAAAATAAAAATCCTGCAGTCTTACCTTTTTTATCATCAGTATCATGTTTTGACAGCCAGTTTATAACGTATATTGGTTTATGATTATTTCCAATATAATTATAGTTTGTGCCATTATCAACTTTTATATTTTTCTTTGTTTTTAAATTATTAGTCAATAAACTTTTTACATGATCAGAAATTGCTCCTTGATAACTATCTTTTACTTTAGATTCCTCGCATTCATTTTGGAGTGATTCTTCTGAAATACATTTTAATAAGACACTGGAGTTAGTGGAATTATGATCCGCAACGAAATTTTCATCAACAACAAATTTGACTTTTAACTCAACATCATTTCCATCTGCGAAAACAAATTCTATATCCTCTGAGTTGTAAAGAGGTAATTTTTCTTTAACAGTCCCGTCTAAAATATTACTACCAGTATCTACAAAACCATACGACATCTTGTTTGTATCTGAAAAAATATTTTCATGATATTCCAGAAAAGAAAATCCAGCTGTGATATCAATCTTATCACCAGTTGTGTTAGATGTAATCACAACTTTTTTTGGAGATGGTCTTGTTGAACTTTCTGCTATAATTTTTGACATTAACTTAATCCTCCTGCATAGAGGCTAGACTGTGTTTGTCTAATACGACTTGCACTAGACATTGCAATTAAACTATTGCTCTCAGATGTTTTTGACGGTGTTGAGATTGGAATTGGAATAAACTGCACAGATCCAACCATCGGATCATCATAGAAAGCAGAGAATCCAATGTCTGGTACTTCACCACCACCTGCCATCGCGACCTTATCAAATCTAAATCTTTGAATAAATTTTTTAACTGGTTTTGTAAACCCCTGCATACGTTGTATATTTTTTATTCTTTTTGATGCTTCTTCAAAATTAATTATTGTTCCTCCCAAACCCTGTTCAATTTGTGAAGTTAAATATCTCTGCACATCATCTAAAACCTCAACAGGGAAATCTTTTAAAAGACCACCTTCTATAGCATCTCTAATAGATCTTTGAAGATCAACATTTAACACACTTCTAAAATCTAAAAGTTCATCTGTTCTTTTTAATGCTGCATTTAGTTGAGCTCTCTCTGCTTTTTCTAAAAAACCAAATTGTTTTCTTTTCTGCCTTAAATTCTTAATAAGTTCTTCATTTTTTTTGAATGCTTTGTCCATGTCTTCAAAAGCATCAAAATCATTTATAAGATTTTCAAGAGCTCTCTCCTGCAGTTTAGATGCTTTTAAGGCAGATTTTGCTCTATTTAAAATTATTCTATCATAAAGGAAAGATCCTGCCTTGTCAGCGAGAATACTAGCACCGACACCTGCTAAAAAACCACCGATTGGGCCACCCACGATTGTTCCTGCAATTCCACCAATCGCACCTGCTATTCCAGAGATCGCTGCTACAAACGCAGCTTTTTGTGGTGCCATCCCCAAAAGATAATAATTTACTGCAAAGTCAAGAAGAGCACCTATGATTGGAACTTTTCCAAAAATCTTTGATATAGTTTTTCTATAAGGCATTATCGCTGCCACCAATCCTACTTTACCCGTTTTTGCAATCGTTCTTGATGCTACCTTTCGACTAATCCGTGCAAATTTTTGTTGGTTTGCAATGAAAGATGCTGATTTTTTTTGAGCTGAAGTAACTGTTCCCTGAACAACACCTTTTGCTTGCGTTACTTTAGAACCAATTACATCCCCCGCACCTTTAATTACATCTGCGGCCTGAGTTGTTTTTACTTTTGCAAAATCAGAAATTCTTTGCGCTCCCTTTACTACATTTTGTTGAACACGACTTATTCGTTTTACGATAGACTCGATGTTAACTCCTTTTAATTTACCACGCACTTTATTAAATAACTTTCTTCCAAATAGATTTCCTCCAGCACTAACTGCAGCAGTAATAATTGCAACATTGACAAATCTACTAAAAACTTTTTGAAATTGTTGAAGAGTTTTTAAACCATTTTCACCAAAATATTTTAGCACTGAATTATCAATAGCAGTGATGGCAGAATAACCTAAATTTATTGCAGATGATAATCTTTTAAATAAAAATGCTGCAACTTTCCCGACCCCTGCTAATATTTTCGCAGCGACACTAAATGCTCTAAAATTTTTACGAACAAAATTTAATATTCCTCCAGTGATAAGTGAACCTAACCCAACTAAAATACCATCTGATTTTTTCTTTGATTTACTATCTGGTTTATCACCATCCGGATCGTCATCTGGATCATCATCTTCAATTTCTTTTTCCCGTTCAAGTCTTTTTAATCTTTCTTCTTCTTGCCTACGAATACCTTCCCTTACTTTTGATAGGACAAGTTGCTCTTTGAGCATCCCATCAATATCAATTAATCTTTTGCGAACAACTCCTAAATTTGAGATGTTTTTTTCGGAAAGGATGATTGAATCCTTTTGCTCTCTTCCCATTAACTTATCAGAATCTATCATCATGCAAACTCCTTATATTTAATACCTAAAACATCCATCTTAGAAAAGCTAGGTGCCTCTTCTGTAAAAGTAGGTAGGATTGCAGTGTTTGTTATCGCATCTGCTTGAGTTGGCATATTAAAAGTATTATTATTCCCTGTCACCATAGTATTATTAGATGGTCTCATAGGTGGTGATATTTCTGGCATATTAATGTTAGCTATCATATTATCGGTCACTTCACCACCACCTTTCATGGCAATTTTTGTTCCACCTAAATTAATAATCGGAACGTTTGTCCCCCCACCCATTGCATTCATAGCTGATAAAGTTCCAGTTCCAAATTTTTCAACTGCACCTTTACTCATTACAAACTCACCCGGAGTTAACATTGAAGGCACACTGTCAGCATTGCCAGTTCCGGGAACTTTACCCCCTCCACTAAATTGAACATTCACATTTGTTCCGCTATCCATATTATTATAATCACCACCTCCAAACATATTTCGATTCAAAAAACCAGCAGCACTACCCTGTTTTGCAAATGATGTAACAGCGGTGTCATCCTCTGTTACTTTTGTCGTCTCCCCAGAGTTAGCTCTGTTAAGAAGAAAACCACCAGCAGTGACAAGACCAGCTGCTGCAAGAACTTTTGGATTTGCGAGCATCGTGGCAGTGGTTCCTATCAAAGCAGGAATGAATTTAAGAGACATTGCAGCAATTGTCCCACCAATCGTGGCGATAAGTAATGCAGATATTGTCGCTATCGCAGGAAGATAATCACCTAAAAATTTAAGAACAGATACAAGTCTTTCAATATTTTTAGGTTTAGTGAAAAAATCAATCAAACCCATCACAAATTTACCCGTTAATATATTAAACAGTCCACCTAATACAGTTGACAACAATCCTCTTATAGGTGCAGTCGCCTTATCTACTAATTTTTGAAAAATATTTTTGCTACCTTTTCTTGATTCCAAATCCCTTTCTCTATTCCTTCTCCTTCTTCTTTCAATTCTCTCTCTTTCAAATTTTAATATATCAAGATTAAGTTTTTCTTGAGCTTTTAAAGTTCCATGAATTGAAACAACTAATACAGTAATATCATTTATTTTTTGATTTACATCTCTGACAGTTGATGACATGGACATTTTTTCTCCGACATTATCATCCCTCTGCAAAAATTTTGAAGCAGAAACTTTTCTGGTAGACTCGCGAAGGGGTCTACTAAATCTCATTTTGTTTAGAAAGTTTTGATAAACTGGAGATGTTTCATCCATTACTTGCCTTACGCTGTTGTTCTTTTAGTCTTTCCTCTTCGAGGTGTGCTTGTAATAATCCAACATAGATGTCTCGTTCCCAAGGCATCATATTTTCAATCTCAGTCAAACTATATTTATGGTACTGCATCAACGAAAAATTTAATCTAAAGTAATTCTCTAGATCCATGTGCACCATAGCTAAGCGAAAAAAGATGCTAAACCCTCAAGCACTACCTCACTCTCAACTTTTGTTTTTGGATTTATCACCTTTATTGTATGAGATAATTTAGGCATTGTCTCAAAAAAGTTTTCTATTTGTTTGAATTGTGCAGAGTTCATTGACTCAATAAAATCTTTGATTTCTTTTTTTGTACAATCTGCAGCTACCCAAACCTCATCTTGGTCATAAATTTTATCTATACATGTTGAAATTAAATCAAATGATTGATCCATTGCACTTCGATTCAAATCATTAGGATCAAAATTACTCTTTACAAATTCGTTTAGTGATGGGTACTTAAGTTCCATCATTAAATTCTTATCAAGTTTTATTTTATTAGAGTGATCCTTAGACTTTTCAACTTGAATATCATCAAGGTTTACACTAATATTCACCTCAGTTTTTTCATCATCAGGACAGACAATTTTTACATCAATATCTTCACCTACAGACTTACCACGAATATTTAAAAACAAATACTCAATATCAAACGTAGGAAGATCCTCAACTTTTACACTTTTTGTTAATACACAAGATCTAATTACAGCTTTAATTGCGTTAGTAATTTGTTTTGTGTCTTGACTCTCCAGTGCAATAACAAGGAGTTTCTCCTCTTTTACAAGAAAGGGTCTGTATTGTATGGTCTTTCCTGTTGATGGTAATTCAAGTTCATAACTTGGCGTTGCAATTTTTGGTAATGGCATAATAATACAATTCAGTAAGTTTATTTAGTAGGTTAGTTGAAGAAGTTTAAAAACGCACTAACATTGGCAGCAGCCTGTGCAATCGGATTAAGCACATCAGATATTTGACCCTGTTTACCTGAAGCTATGAAATATCTACTATATGCCATAGACACTGTGCACTTCAACAATTGTGAGGCATCATATGAAATTGGCATGGAGTTGACAGATAAAGGAAAAACATTCACAAATTGATATGTTAATGGTTTGACTTTTCTTCTTGAATTAATGTTTTTTTCAAATTTTGTAATCTCCAAAGATCCTTTATAGGAATTTGGAAATTTCATTCGATAAGAAAAACTTTCATCTTTTGCGTTTAGAAAAATGTTTTCTGTTGTTTCATTTGTTATATAATTCATCCATGCTTCAAAATATCTGATTGGAAGATATTGATCTGCATCAGTATAGAAAGAAAGTTGAATGGCATCATCATAAAGACGACGATAAACATGTCTCTCCCTCACTCCCGGAAAATCATTTAATATTTCTGATGTCGCAAGTCTTGATCCGGGTAAAGATGCATCAGAGCATGATATATTTAATTGATCTTGATCAAAATTAACTCCGCTTTGTCTTAAAAATCGACTGAAAGTTCCATCTGCCCTTGATGGACTACCGATATTTACTTGAAAATGTGAAGTTGTAGCAGGATTTAATAACTTTGCTTTTATTTCTGCAAGTGATCTTCTTTGTGGTTGGATGGTAGCCATATATAAATATAGATTGACCTTGTATATTATGTAGGCAAGTTATGGGAGAGAGTATTAAGAGTAGGTATACTCCAATATATCCAAGCAAGTATCAGGGAAATGCAAAGTATATAATATGTCGTAGTAGTTGGGAAAGAAAGTTTTGTCAATGGTGTGATATGAACAATAGTATTATATCATGGGCATCAGAAGAGTTCAGCATACCATATGTTTCTCCAAAAGATAATCGTGTTCACAAATATTATCCAGATTATTTAATCAAAGTAAAAGAAAAAAA